AAGTAGGCACAACTCAATCCAAAACCGCTGTTAATGCTAAGGCTTCTGCGCCAATGGCACCTGAAACCAGTGCAACCAGTGTTGCGACCCCTGGACAGGCAGCGTCTTATGAGGATTTGGGTGGACCAACTCCAGAAAACAGCAAGCCAGATGATAACAGCAATATGCTGAAAACACCTGGTGCTACGCTCAAGCAAGTCAAGGATGTAGTAAACAAAGGTGCTGATGCTGCCATGGGTGCAGAGACTTCAGCAACTCCAGTTTCTACCCCAGGACAAGGCGGAAAAATGGAAGAGGTCGAGGCCGAAGGCGAAGTCGTCGCTGAAGAAGAGACAACCGAAGAGGAAGTCGTTTCTGAAGAGGAGACTGCCACTGAAACCGAAGCAGAAGCTGAGGTTGTTGCAGAAGAAGAAACTGCTGAAGAGGAAATCCTCGAAGGCGAAGAACTCGATTCTGCAATTGAAGAAGATGTTAACGCACTTCTTTCTGGCGATGAAGAACTTTCCGAAGCATTCAGAGAAAAGGCAAAATTAGTATTTGAATCAGCTCTGACTGCTAAAACCAAGGAAATCACCGCTGCTCTTGAAGAGCAGTACTCTGCAGCTCTTGCTGAAGAAGTTGCAGAAATTAAAGTCGAACTGACCGAGAGAGTTGATTCATACCTTGAGTATGTTTCATCTGAATGGTTAGAAGAAAATGCACTCGCAGTTGAAGCTGGTCTCAGAACTGAGATCACTGAATCCTTCATTACTGGTATGAAGGGTCTCTTTGAAGAACATTATGTATCAATGCCTGAAGAGAAATATGATGTACTAGAGAGCATGGTAGACAAACTTGATGAAATGGAGACTAAACTCAACGAGCAAATCGAAAAGAATATTGCTCTAAACAAAAGGCTTGGTGAATCCACAGCCGATTCTGTTTTCAACAGAGTCTGCGAAGGTCTGGCTGTTTCCCAAAAGGATAAGCTTGCATCCCTCGTAGAAAGTGTTGAGTTTGAGAGTGAAAATGACTATTACCAGAAACTGGTAACTCTTAGGGAGTCATACTTCCCAAGAAACGCTGGTACTCCAGCAGCCGAAGCGGAAGAAACACTAACCGAGGAAGCGGCACCAGTCGAAGAGAATTCTTCTACAATGGACGCTTATGTTCGCGCTCTTTCCAACGTTGCTAAAAAGTGATTTTTAAATCATACTCAAACCGCAGCTAAACAACACTTTACGAGGTATCAAAAGTAAAATGGACGGACAAAACCTACAACAATTACAGGAGAAGTGGGCTCCCGTCCTTAATCACGATTCATTTGAAGAGATTAAGGATTCCCACAAGAGAGGAGTTGTTGCACAACTTCTAGAGAACCAAGAGAGAGAACTCCGCGAGTCTGCTGAGTTTCTTGGTGAAGCAGCACCTACCAACTCAGGTCATGCACCTGCAGGCGCTAACGTTGCTGGCTTCGACCCCGTTCTGATCTCCCTGATCAGACGCTCCATGCCTAACCTGATCGCATACGACATCTGCGGCGTTCAGCCAATGAGCGGTCCTACTGGACTGATCTTCGCAATGCGTTCACGCTACAACAACCAGACTGGTGCTGAGACCTTCTTCGATGAAGTCGATTCTTCCTTCTCTGGTCAGAACAGTGGCGATTCCCTCACTGGTGGATTCACCGATGGTGCTGCTGGTTTCGGTACTGATGCTCAGGGTGGAACCAACCCTGGTGTTCTAAACCCAGTTAGCTCTGCAACCACTTCTGCATACAACGTTGGTCAGGGTATGACCACCGCTGAGGCTGAAGCACTCGGAGACGGTGCTGGTAACCACTTCAACGAGATGGCATTCTCGATCGAGAAAGTCACCGTAACCGCGAAGTCCAGAGCACTGAAAGCTGAGTACTCCTTAGAACTCGCACAAGACCTCAAGGCAATCCACGGTCTGAATGCCGAGGCTGAACTCGCAAACATTCTCTCCACTGAGATTCTTGCTGAGATCAACCGCGAAGTCATCAGAACTGTATACAAGGTTGCTGAACAGGGTGCAACTGCAA